GTTAGGCGCTGCGTATTGAGTGCGTTTATCGTCAGTCGAAGTAATCAGCGTTTGAATAAACGCGGCCAACGCAGTAAGCGAAGTTTTGCGGGCATCGCCGTTTGCTTGCGAAAAGATCGGCAGTAAGTCCGAACCCTGTACGCTATCAACGGCGGTTAGTTGGTTAATTGTGGGCATCTTTGTTCCTTAACTAAAGTCTATATCATCGTCTTGACCGGCTAAAAGCGGATCAACAGGCGTATTAAGAAACGGCCTATTATTCGTTCGCCAAGGTTTGTTGCCTGCACCTGCGGGCGTTGTGTTCGGAAATTGCATTTGAAGCGGCTGCGCAATTTTGATTAAAAGCGCGTCGTATGCTTCTTTTGCCGCTTGTTTTGTATCTTGCGAAATTGTCTTGCCAAAACGCGGCCCAATTCGACAAGCAAGCATTAAATAAATTGCTTCGTTTGCCGAATCAGGAACGCCGGTTTGTTCGTCTAAACTTCCTTCGGATGGCGAAGAAGGAATAGGATAACCAACCCGAATCCCCTTCGCGTTCCATGTTGCCATCATGGCATCAAGACTACGAAGCACGCTTTCTAACTGTTCCGGCATTGCGTCATAAATATACGAAGCGTAGCCAATTTCTTCAAATGCTTGCGTTACAAAGTCGCGCTTCGTCCATCCCATGATAAACCCCTTTGCTTACTGCGCAACAGGCTGCGCAGCGGCCCAACCGCCAGCGGCAGACATATTGCCATTCCCGGTGGCCGCAGTAGGCGCGGCGGGGGCTTGGGTGCCCACATTGGCAGAAGGGGGCGTAGCGGCTTGCTTGCGGCCCTTGGATGCGGTTTGCGCGCCTTGGGTGCCGTCGCTGGCGAACTGTTCCGCCGCAAGCTTGGCTTCGCGTGCGGCCTTTTCGGCTTCGTAGGCTTCCGGCGTAGTGAAAAACCATCCTTCGGCCTGCGCCGCTTCTACTTCGGCTTCATCGTCGGCATCAATGATTTTATAATCAAAAAATGCGCCGTGAATTGCATGCGGGCCGGGGGCTTTATAAACCATCGTAGGATTGCGCATTTTAAATTCCTTTTGTTGAATGTAAGGAAGAAGGGGCAACCGAAGCCGCCCCGTTCTATTACACTTGGTTAAACAGGATAACCCCGGACATTTCCGGCTGTTTATTCACAACACCAAACAGCGTATCAAGACGATATTTCGTCTTCATCGTGTTAATGTCGTAGAACTTCTGCATAACCAATTCGATACCTTGGTCAGTAGAGGCGCGCATTACTGCGGTGCCAGCATCGGCGGGAACAGCGTAGCGGCCCGGCAGAATTTCGATAGCGTCTTTTTGCCAGAAAGGGTTGAAGTAAGCGGCGGCAGTGTTAAGCCAAGTAATAGCCGCACCGTTGGCAGGGGTTGCCGTAACGTTTTGGTATGCCAATTCCGCATCGGTAGCACCACCACCAGAAATAATCGGCGGGGTAATTTGAACCGTACCCGAACCGCCGCCGCCCGAAACAATCGCCGTAACGCGGAAGGTTTTAAGCTGGCCGGTATCTTGCTTCGTAATGTGATGAACCGCATTCACGCCCGCAATGGTGAAGGCATCGCCAACTTTTACCGTGCCGGAAGTGACGGCAATCGTAATCGTTTGGAAACGGTTATCGACGTTGGCAACTTCGCCAGTACCCGCCGTAGAAGTCGCCTTGGGGGTGTAATGCTGGTTTGCGCCGTTAAGCGTAACCGTAACACCAGCCGCAGCGGCGTAGCGCGGGCAATAGTCCATCTTGAAGGTATCGAAGCTTGATATGTTGCCCACAAATGCTTTTTCGTAGGCTGTAACCGGCTTGCCCTGCATCGTACCGCGCCCGGCAAGGTTAGAAGCCATGCCGTTGTAATCGCGGGTAGAAAGCGCCAAGTAACGGTCAAATGCTTGAACGCCTTGTTCGTTCATGACCGCTTCGCACAATGCAACATCATCGAAGCCAGTTGCCGCAGTAGTGCGCTTAACAACAAGCGTACCTTGTTGCGCGGCAATAGTATTAACAGCTACGTTAATATCCGATGCAAGCTTCTGTTTCGCAGCTTCGCCCAAGCGTTGTTCTTGTAGGGCATCGCGCAATTCGGTTGCGGTCATTGCCCAGGGAACAGACTTGTTAAAACCCAAGGTAGCCGGAACGGACAATTGCGTAAAGTCCTTAAAGTTCGCGGTCATATCCGTACCGTTGAACGATTGGGCTACGTAGGGTTGCGGGCGCCAGATAATGTTACTAGCGCGTTCCATTTCGGTCGAATCGGTCGAATAAATCGATACGTTCCGAGAAAGAACCAAAGCATCTTGGAAACCTTCAAGGATGTTTTCGAACGCAATGCGTTCTTCTTTGTTGAATGCGTTGGCCATGTTATTTCCTCAAAATAGGGTAATTACTTGCCCTTGTTTCGAAGCTGCATTTTGTAGGCATTTACTTTTGTGTAATTGCCAGTTTTTTCAGCTTCGGCGCGTAGGCGTTCAAGTTGCGAATCAACCGTTCCCGATACTGCGGCGTTTCCGCGAACAGTTTTTTCCGGGGGCGGTGCCGCTTTACGATTGGTAACTTTCAATTGATTCTCCAAATTAGCAATCGCAAATGCGAATTTAATAGGGTCATTTATCGAAGCTAGTTCCTTCGCCTTTTTCGGGTTTTTCCCCAAGGCATAAACCAACAATGCGGCGTTCTTCGAACCCTGCAAGATAATACCTTGTTGCGTTACGGAAAGCGTATCTTTTACAATATCTTCCGCATCGTCAAAGTCTTTAACTTTAAGTTCGGTCTTGGCTTTGCCATAACCGTTCAAAGTTTCTTGCCAAGCTTTGTTAGCTTCTTCGGCTTGCGCCTTCCGGTTGCGTTCCTGCGCATCGGCTTGCAACTTTTGATTGTGCCATGCTTCAAGTTCGCGTTCGAATTTTTCCGCGTCATAATCGCAAGCTTCAAGCGTCGGTTTTGCGCCTAATGCTACAGGCTTTTGTTCGGCACCTGCAACGGCTTTAACCTGTTCTTCAAGTTCCCGATTCCGCTTTTGCAATTCACGGTGATTCTTCCTTAGTTCGCGTACCCATTCCGGCGCGCGGGCTTCTTCTTCGTTGGAAGCTGGCGATTCTTCCCCGATTGAAACAACTACTTCCGAACCTTCTTCGCTACCTTCGCCGTTTTCGTTGTTGTTGCCTTCGCCGTTTTCATCTTCGGTTTCGGTTTCAACTTCAAGCCCGGTTTCGGTTTCCGAACCTTCGCTGTTGTTACCGGGCAAACCTTCGCCGGGTTCAACTGCGCAAAGAATCATTCCGCTTTTAACTTGCCAACGAAACAGGCGTTCGCCCAATTCGTCTTTAAAGCTTTCAAGCATACGCTTTAGAAGTTTGGAAATTTTCGTTCCTTTCGATACTGCCAATTTAGACATTTCAAACCCTTTTAAATGACTCGCCTATTTTAAGGCTAGGCGGAAACCATGGCGCGAGTATAACAGCAACAAAATAAAAGCAAAAAATTTATTGCGCAAATGTGGGCGCGTTGCTATCGGGAATACCGCCGCTACCTTGCAACGCATCTACCATTTTTACAACGTGTTCCCGGTTCGCGTTATCCATTTCCGAAAGTGTTTTAGCCGTATCGGCGCGCGTTTGGTCGGCCTTCGCAACAACTAACACGGTATCGGCGCGGGCTTTGGCGGCTTGTGCCTGCGCCTGTTCGGCGGAAGCTTGCAGGAATTCCGTATTCGGATCGGGCTGCGTGTTTGCGGCTTCCTGTTGCAGTTGCGCGGCCTCTTCGTCAGTCGGTTTAACAACGCCCATTTTAACTAGCTTGTTGCGGAAGAAATCGCGTACTTCGCCAATGCCTTCGCCTTCCATGTTCATCATTGTCATAGCGCCCAAAACTTGCAGGGTTTCGGGGTCTTGCGTAATCTGCATCATTCCGGTTAAACCGCGAACGGTTGCGCTACGCTTGCTGCTGGAAGTTGGTCCAACTTCTACGCTAACATCAAAATCGGCTTGATTCAAATCGTTTTCTTCAACTTGTGCGCCGGTTTTTTCGTCAATTACTGCGCGTAAAATTTCAATGCTTCCGGTTTCGCCTTGGGCATCAATAACTTTCATTTTGCGGCCTTCTTCTACTAATACATCCTTAGCCATAGAAAGCCAAATTTCGCCGGAACGCTTTACGGCCTTTGCCATATTGCTAATGTAAATGAACGTTTGCATATCCAATTTGTTTTGGACAAGTTCTACGGCAATTCCGCTAACTGCGGTTTGCAATTGTTCCCCGGCTTGTTGGTTGCCCAATACGTCTTGAATATCCTGTTCGGTAATTTGTAGCAATGCGGCCATTGCGGGCGGCAACTGCGGGGCGCGCGTGTAGCAAATGGCGCCATTTGCTACCGGCTGGCCGTTTTGATCGGTCATAGCGTTAAGCAGCAAATACGGATAATTTTTAATGTTGTCTTCTGCCCACATTACAGCATGGCCCGCCATTTGTTCGGGCGTAAAAATGGGCTTTTCAACAGTCGAAAGCGCGCTAATTTCACCAAGTTTTGAAAGCTGCATATTCTTCAGGCGCTGCGCATCTTTCGCCAAACGAACGTGTCCCATGCAACGTTCTACATTGTCAATAAACCAGCGTTTGCCATATACGGGAACAATTGGAATATGCCGGCCTGCAATGTATCCGCAATCTTCGATAATGCGCGTGCCGTTCATAATGTATTTGCGAACTTTAGTGCGCTTTACTTTCTTTTGGCGAACTTCGCGAAAGCCAGTTGCAGCAAGCGTGTTTAACTGTTCTTCGTCTTCCTTCAATTCTTCATCGCTGAAACGTTGCTCTTGCCCGTCAAGCCCCCGGTAAATGCGGAATAGTTCGTTTACCTTTTCCACGCGGTAATATTCGGCAACATAGACAATATCCGGTGTAAGCCAATCGAACTCGTGTTGATGAATAAGCTTAGGCCAACTTGCCGGGTCATCGCCGTATTCGTCTTCGTATGCGCCATGCGACATAGAAGTAAGTACGAAGCAGCGTTTAGCATCGGCCTTATCTTGCCGTTTCGCGTCAAGGTCAAAGAATACGCTTGCGTCAGCATCAAAAATAGGTTCAATGCGGATTCGCTGGCGTTCGTCTTCTTCGTCTTCTTCATCTTCGTAATCGCAACGCAAGCGCCATGCGCCAAAGCCGCCGCCTACGGCTTCTTCGAATGCGTTATCGTAAGCTTCTTCCGCGCCGCTATCTTGTTCATCGGCACGATAAAGCCCGTTGCAGGCATCCGATAATTGATCGTTTTTCGTGCCGTCTTTCGGCAAGAAATTAACGCTAATTCGGTTGTTGCGGTATTCGTTAATGATACGAATAACAGCCAAGTGAATTTTATTAACTTCGAACTTCGGCTTGTTTTCGAATTGCAAACCTAACGGCCCTTCCCATTGCGCCCCGGCGATGGAATAAAAGCGGCGATCTTGCAGGCATTGCAAACGTTCATTGCGAAGCGCGCTTTGAATGTCTGAAAATTCAATCAAGGCTTCTTCGTGAATACCTTGCAAAATTTCTTCGTTAGATTTACGAGCCATGATTTATCGCCTATTGAAATGGTTGATTGTGGGCATAGCTTCAATTTTAAGCTTTTGCGTCTTGTTCGTTGCAGCCGGAAATAAAGCAGCTAGCGCCCATATTAACGCATCGGCGCGGTTCGGGCTATTATCGCCCAAATATCCAATGGTTGAAAACGCGGCTAGTTCGTCTTCAAGTTCGCGGAAGTAACCAACGTGCCGAACCTTGCCTTCTTCATACAAGGCGCTAAAAGGTTCGGCACGAACGGCTTTGCCGCGCGTTGCGGTTACGGCTTGGAACGGGGTGCGCGCGCGCGAAGTTTGAATAACTTGCTTAACCATCGCGCCGCCGTAGTTTGTTTCGCCTACGACAATATCCGCCGAATGTCTATCGTATGCAGTCGTAACAACACGGCCCCAAACAGCCGGGCCAGCCTTAACCGTGCAATCTTCCAAAACGTATATATTGCCGTCGGTGCCAAGCGCAGCAACTACAATACCAATTGAATCATTATCAGCGTTATCGGTATCATCGGCCCCGGAAGGATCAACCGCAACAACAACGCGTATAAATTGCGGAACAACGCCGTCAATAACGCGCCATTTATCAATAGTTTCATCGGCAAACAACGCATTTGGGTTAGCGTCTGCAAAGTCGCCTTCGAGGAAACGCTTACGAAGTCTTGCCGAAAGTCCTTCTAACGTTTCTAAGTAACCTTCGCTAAGATTTTCCACGTTATCGCGCGGATTCATCTTAAACGAAACGTAGTTTTCGGGATGCTGCAAAGGCTGCTTCGTTTCTGGGTCTATTTTCTTAATGAATAATAAATAAGTCCAATGCAATTTATTAGGCGGGTTGCAGTCGAAATACATTCGCGTTTTCAACTTGCAAGGTTCGCGCCCTAAAACATTTTGCGCCGCTTGTTGCGCAAGCCGCGTAATAACCATACCAACGGCAAGCCAGCTAATTTGCGAACATTCGTTTAAATAGATCGTCGCATATTCGTTACCTAAGATTTTTTCGGTTCGTTCTTTATCATCAAGACCGCCGAACCAAATTTCCGAACCATTCGGCAACGTAACGAACCAATCGGATTTATTTAACTTATATTCGATATTAGGATAACAAGCCTTCATCACCTTTGGGAAGGTATCGAAGATAATTGACGATTTAATATGGTTGAATCGAAAGCGCAATATGCAATGACGGCTTCCCGGCGCTTTTAAAGCGCGCATAACAACGTTACGAACATGAAGAAACGTTTTGCCCGAACGCGAACCGCCGAATAACATACAATACGTAGCTATTCCGGCTAGAATTACTTGTGCTTCAAGTTGTTTTAACGTAAGCTTCACGTTATAAAATCCTATCAATTCGCAAGATTTTACTTCCAAACCATCCTACAAATTGTTCTTTCCAACACAACAAAGCGCGTTCAAATTCGCCATGAATATATTTTTGATCGTCTTTATGAATCTTGCGAATAAAATAATATTTCAAGTATTCAGCGCGCCAACCTAACGTAGTTTCTAAATATTTTCCGTTTGCTGGATCGAAATTAATATAATGCAAAATAGGTTCGCCGTTATCAATAATGATAACTTCCACTACTTCCAATTCTGGATAACGTCTAACATATTCAACAGAATTTTCAAAGCATCTAAAATTGAAAAGCCCTAACGTAGCTTCCGGCTTTATCATTTCGTAACGTGTTCGCACAAAACGAATAAGCTTTTCTTGCGCTTTTAATTTGAATCGGTTTTTCATGCAATTGCCCACACTATAACGGCTGTTAGCAACAGGGCATAACTAAGCCAGAATTTACCCGCCGTGTTCATAATGCTTCATCCGTAGCAGACGCAACAACTTGAATAACGGACGAAGTTTTAACGTTGGCTTCGACTTTAGAAACCTTCGGTACAAAGTCCATTATTTCGGCGTATAACCGTGCCATCTTCGTAAAATCATCGTTGCCTGTTGTTGCCGTATGCGCCCGTTCCCATAGGCTGCGGGCAAGATCGGCTTTAGAGGGCAGAAAGGAAAGTTCGCCTTCTTCTTCTTTCAGGCGCTTTACTTCGGATATTACAAACGAATCTGCCGGCCATTCATTTGCAACCCGCAATGCTTTATTTGTATTCGTTGCAAATACGGCAAGCGCCGCGCGGAACGGATCGGCTGGCGTTTTTAAAAGTTCAACGGCAAAAGCGGCTTTCTTGCCGCTTTCGTCTTCCGGTTCTTTGCCCGGAAGTGTCGTAGTCCATTGGTTAATCTGTGGCATAGCTTAATCATCCGCTTTCTTTGGCCGTAGAAGTAGCCGCCAAGGGATCGGTAAGCAAACCGCGCAGAATCGCGCTCCAAGTCATGCTAATGCCTTACCGGCTTGGAAGTCTGCTAGCGTCAAACCCCCGGTAAATTGGAAGTGCGGGAACTCTTTAAAAGTTCGCCATTCACCAGCCCATTCAAGCCCGCATTCTTTGCCAATTGCGCCAATTCGTTTCCACAATACGGCATCATCGTTTGCAGTATTCCAAACGGGCTTGCCATTGCGCAACGGCACTATGTCAAATGCCACGCGGTAATTGTGAAATGATTGCCCGGCACGCGCATTGGTAACAATTTTACCCGGCGCGGTGCGACCTTGCGCAAATAATGCGGCTTGGCTTTCTTTATCGCGATAAGTTGAAGTAATTAAAAGTTCGATACCTTCTTGTTTGCAACGTTCAATAAAAGTGATTGCCATAGTTTGAACTTTCGGCAAAAGGTCTTCAATTTGACGGCTATTAATCATGGTCAGTTCCTTGTTTAATCAAACGCCCAAGTACGCCTAAAACTAGAAGCGCAATCGTTGCGCCTGAAACCAAATATTCAGGAATGTGCGCCTTCATATCTTCGGGAATTTGCAGCCATGCACCTTGAATAGCTGCGGCTGCAATCATCGCATTAACGCTAAACCAAGTCCAAGCTTTGCGCCAATCTTCAACTAATTTAATCATGGTTTATCGGCCTTTCCATCAAGTTTATCTTCAATATGATCAAGCTTTGCAAAAATAGCTTTCGAAAGTCCGTCGAACTGTTCCGTTCTAACGTAACCACCGGCAACCAAAACTTTTAAATCGCCAACTTGCGAACTTAAAAGACGATCTGCTTTTTCTAAATCTTTTACGGCTTCCCACATTGCTTTCATCCACCATCCGCCCAAAACTCCGACAATTGCGAACAGTATGTTAAAAAGTTGTTGGTTGTCCATTTTATCAGCGCCAATTACAAAAATATTTGGCGCAGTATAGCCGAACTTATACGCAAAAAGAAAGCCCGGCGTTTAACCGGGCTTTCAAGTGTCGCAAGCTGGCACAAGGCCAGCGAGCAAAGCTTAGGCAGTACGCCAGACGCGCGCGCCCTTCACGCCGTTTTCTTCGACGCTACGAACAATAAATTTGCGGGTTTCGACCATAACCGGCACTTGTTCGCCAGCTTTGTTAGCCTTCGTGCTGCCATCGGCTGCGGGCACGGCGTAACGTGCGGTAGCTGAAGACACGGTAGAAGCCAGCGATTTAGCGGCGTTCGGCTTGTCTTCGCTGTTCGGCACGAAGAACGAATGGCCGGGTTCCATCTTGTCAAACGGGTACGCGGTACCCGTGCGACCACGGCCCGAAATGCTAGGCATCGGAACGCCAGCTTCGATAGCAAAGCCGCTAGAAGCGATAACAGGTGCGGCGGCTGCGGTTTCAACTGCGGCGGTTTCTTGGGTAGTGGTAGAAGTCACGGTTTCAATTCCTTTTTCGGTTGCGCGGGTTGCGATTTCGCCAGCTTCGTTGGTTATGGCGGGATTAATTTCAACAAGCCCCGCTTCGATAAGCGGAACATGTACAGCAGCCGAAGTATATACGAAAGTTCCGGCTTTGGTAGCTTCAACAACATTTTCAAGCGTTGCTTCACCAGCACCAGCAACAGCAACATCGGCGGAAGTCTTGTGGGAAACAGTCTTTTTCGGGCTAGCCATTTCAATTCCTTTCAAGTTAAGTTGGGTTCCGTTTGGAACAGTTCGAACTATACGCCTTATTTCGTTTGTGTCAAGCGTTGCGAAGAAATATTTTTACATTCTTTTTTGTAGCCTTTGAAATCCGGCCAAACTTTATCGCGTACATTTTCACAATACGAAACGGCGGCGGCTTGTTCGTCTTCGCAGTCCATCGCACCAACAACGCCAAACAAAACAATTATTGCGACAAGTCCGAAAATAATACGCATTGCAAGCCCCTTTCAAGTTGTTGTAAAAATGCAGCTAACGCCAGCTTCAATAAACATGCGTTCCGCTTCTTGCGAAGACTTCCGCCAATCTGGCGAAATGTGCCCACAGTAAGCAACAACGCGGCTTATTCCGGCCTTAATTATAGCTTCGGCGCAATCATTTTTGCATGATTTAACTTCGTTGCGTCTGTATATTTTGCGACCATTGTTAAGCCCCTTCTTTGATTAAATGTGGTTTATTTCTTAACTTGTAAATATAAGTATGCTTGCCTTTGGTTTCTTTGTAAAAAGCTTCGCCATTTTTCAAAGCTTCAATAAGGCGAATTGCGAATGGTTTTTGCATGTTTAAGCTTCGTCATATCGCTGTAAGTTGCTATCATGTTATACCTATTTATAAAAATGCCCGGCCATTGTGCCGGGCTGTTTGTTTATTTGTACTGGCGCTTCATAAATTCCTTTTCGTCATATCCGAACAAAGTTCCTTTTGTGCAATGTTGCTTTGGAACTTCACGCCAAATTTTTTCAACATCAGATTCATTGCGCCATTCATAACCTTCGGTCAATTTCGGGCCTTTCATAAAAGTTTCAGATTCTACGACAGCGCCGCATTTTTTAATAAATTTGTTCATGTTCTAATTCCTTTCAAGGTTCGTTGTTGATGTGTTTATTATATACAACCGAACTTCGTTGTCAAGAACTTTTTTCAAAATGCGTTAAATATTGTTCGATAACTTCGGCAGCTT